CCACAATTCATCAATAAATAAACTCCTCAGGAGGAAACTCATCAAAAGTAGATAAAGAAATTAATCCACTTGACTCATTTCCAAGGTACAATTTTGCAATTTCAGCATCAGTAAAATAAACCGACTTTATTTGGTCAAAAGTGGGTTCTTGAACACCAGAAACAACACGTGGTGATGATCTTAATTGAGAATCATACTTTAAAAATAACCACTTAATCAAATCTTTGAGTGTCTTTCTACACTCATCATTATAAAAACTTTCAATACGTAAAGCTAAAGCTCGCATCAAAGTCATTTTCACACTTGTTTGAGTTTTCCCTCCAAAGGCAAGTGCACACATAATCTTTTCTGTTTCTGGATAAGGAACAACTGTTCCATCAACCACTTTAAAATTCTGACACAAAAAGTCACAATCAAGTAATTTTCGAGGCAAATAATTTTCAGGTATATCAGGATCAACATGCGCTTTTATACCAATCTTCTTCCATTCAGCAACAACACTAGTGGCATTAAACCACTTCACAACCTTGTCTGAACAAGTCCAAAGGTTGTCATCACCATTCAAAGCAGCTTCGACATTCTCTTCAAACTGTTGTTGTTGCTTCATATCCTCAGGAGCTAATTTCAACCAAGCATAAGCAAGAAGTCGATACAAAATAAGCGTATTATCAACAATTGTGTTAGCTGATCCTGAAGGATTTCCGGTATGTTTCAAAAACACCTCACCCTCAGTGCAAACAGTATATGAATGTATAATATCACGATACAGTGATCTCAATACATTATAATTCTCTTGTGTTTGCAATTTCTTTTCCAACATTTCAAATCGAAAATCCACCAAATCACCGAGCAAACGAGCAGCTAATGTTGCATCATAAGCTGACTCATCAAGTGAAAATGCATTAGGATGCTTCATCAAACGGGAAAACAGCATATTAATTCCACGATGATATTTCGTTGCACCCACAAATGACCAATGTTTGTTGGCAGAACGATAAAACTGTTCATTCATAATCCAACAATACATCATACAAACCATAACATGTTCAAGTGGCGAGCCCAT